ATCCGTGGTTGCCTAACTTGTCCTGATGGCTATGTGTTAGCTGGTGCTGACATGACCAGCCTAGAGGATACAACTAAACGACACTACATGAAGCCACTAGACCCTGACTACGTAGAACAGATGAGTAAGGAAGGTTTTGACCCACACTTAGACTTGGCTCTACACGCTGGTGTTATCTCACAAGAGGACATCGACAAGCACAACTCAGGGGAACGATCACTAAAGTCCCTACGTAAGAATTACAAGGTGGTGAACTATAGTGCTACGTATGGTGTAGGAGCGCCTAAGCTGGCCCGTGAGACAGGTATGAGTGTCAAAGAGGCTAAGACCTTACTAGAGGCGTTCTGGTCACGTAACTGGTCTATTGAGAAGGTGGCAAGCACACTACGTACACGGGAGCTATTTGGCTCTATGTGGCTCAAGAACCCTGTGTCTGGCTTCTGGTATAGCCTACGTAGTGACAAGGATCGGTTCAGTACACTCAACCAAGGCACAGGTGTCTACTGCTTTGATAGCTGGGTTAAGGAGTGTCGTAACATGGGATTGGAGACTATAGGTCAGTTCCACGATGAGATTATCGTCCTAACAAAAGAAGGAGAAGAAGATAAGGCAGAAGGTATCATGCACAAGAGTATCTCAAACGTAAATGACCAGGTAGGTCTAAATGTACCTCTAGGGACAGATGTGCAATTTGGCAACACCTACGCAGATATTCACTAAAAGTAAAATAAGTGTGCGAATCAAGGTATAATTTTTCTAAATATGTCTATATAGTATAGTACGTAACCCCGACTGAAAGGAAGTTCAATGGGCAAGACAGTAGTAGTAGAGTGCGAGATTGAATGGGCGAAACTTCGTGAAGAAGATCGTGACATGGGGCCAAACGATGGTTCTGACATGGCAATTAATATGCAAGCAAAGCAAGGTGTGTATGTCGTTAATCTTATGCTTGATGAAGATACTAAGGATAAGATGATTTCTGATGGAGTTCCTAACAAGGGTCTACAGGCTCAGTTATTCAAGACTAACAAAGAAGGTCGTATGTTTTACAAAGCTACCCGACCCCATTTTAACCCTAAGTTCAAGAATAGACAAACTGGAGAACAAGGCGTAGTTGTAGGGCCACCAGCAATGTTTAAGAAGGTGGGTAAAGATCACGTTGCTTGGGACTGGGAAAAAGATGGTGTCCTTGGTAACGGAACAAAAGTTATCGCAAAGCTAGATGTTTGGGACGGTAAGATCACACAGCTAGAAAAGATATCTGTTGTGGATCACGTTGTCTTTGAGCCAGAAGCAGAAGATCGGAGTGCCTTCTAATGCAAGTTAAAATGATCTTTACTTCAGAGTCTGAGGCTGATGGGTTTCAAGGGAGTACCACAGTTGTACGAGATAATGTTGACGACTTGTATGGCTTAGGTAGAGCCTTTGCTGATGCAGCTAGGGCGGCTGGCTATACATACGTAGAAGATGTAGGCTTTGAAAAGGACGATGGTTCGATGGTGTTTGGAGACTTCTAATGGAAAGTGGCAAGGTCTTAATTGATGGAGACATTGTAGCTTATAGATCAGCGGCCTCTCTGGAGAGTGAGTTCTTTAGAGAGGTCGGCCCCCCTGACCTTAAGTTATACAAGTATAAAAAAGACCACTATGAGGAGTTTTTAAAAGGTTACAAGTTCTGGGAAGCTGGTAACACTAGCTTGAAGGAACACATCCATAAGAGTATGGACTTTATCTTAAAGCGAACAGTTAGAGATTTTCAAAGTGGTTCCTACCAAGTCTACTTAACTGGGTCTAATAACTTTCGTCACCAAGTTGCAAAGTCATTTCCCTACAAGGAAACTAGGAAAGTTAATCCTAAGCCTGTTGATCTACCAAAGGCAAGAGCTTACCTGATAGAAGACTTTGGGGCTATAGTTAGCGAAGGAGAGGAAGCAGACGATCTGATTGCCATAGAAGCCACAAGGTGCGGTCCAACAACGATTATCGCATCTATAGACAAGGATATGCTACAGATACCTTGTCGCCACTTTAACATCAACAGAGGAGATTGGACTACCGTTACTGAAGTCTCTGGTCTTAGGTTTTTCTACACTCAAGTCTTAACAGGTGATGCCTCAGATAACATTAAAGGGGTTCACGGTATTGGGCCTAAGACTGCTAAAAAGTTGCTGTCTGGTGTTAATGTAGAAGAGGAAATGTGGGACGTTTGTGTGAAGGCATACGAAGGAGATATACAAAGAGTAGTAGAAAATGCCAGACTGCTTTGGCTTAGAAGGGAAGTTGGTGAATTATGGATGCCACCGAAATAAGAGGTAAGCATATAGCTGTTTGGTTTTCTTGTGGTGCAGCCTCAGCAGTTGCAGCTAAGTTAACCTTAGACCTGTACGGCAAAACAAATAAGGTCAGTATCGTTAACAACCCCATCAAAGAGGAACATCCAGATAACCAGAGGTTCCTAAAAGATGTGGAAGGTTGGCTAGGCTCCCCGATAGAATTTGCCGTTAGGTCTAAGTATCCCGACCAGTCTTGTGAAAAGGTTTGGGAAGACAGGAAGTTTATGTCTGGTCCTACAGGTGCGCCATGTACACTAGAACTAAAAAAGAAGGCGAGACAAGAATGGGAGAAAGCTAACAGTCCTGATTATACCGTACTGGGATTTACAGCAGAGGAAGTTAAACGTGCTGATCGTTTTAAGTTAACTGAACGTGACACACTTTTGACTCCTCTAATAGACGCAGGGTTTACTAAACAGGATTGCTTTCGTGTTCTTCAAGAGGGTGGCGTAACTCTACCTGCTATCTACACGTTGGGCTACCCTAATGCTAACTGTATAGGTTGTGTTAAGGCTACTTCAGCTACCTACTGGAACTTAGTTAGAGAGACTTTCCCAGAAGTCTTTTTAGCCAGAGAGACCCAATCAACCGAAATAGGTGCAAAATTAGCCTACTACAAAGGAAAGAGGATTATGCTAAAAGACCTACCGCCCGACGCGAAGGGGCATAAATTAAAAGACTATGACTTTGAGTGTGGTATCTTTTGTGAGGAAAAGTAGTAAGATCAGGCAACACGCCATAAGAAATGGATATAGGTCAGGACTAGAGGATCGCATATCTGAACAACTCAAAGATTTGTCAGTGTCGTTTAAGTACGAGCAGTTCAAGATCAAGTATGAGGTACATGAAGTTAGAACCTACACACCTGACTTTGAACTTCCCAACGGCATTATCATCGAAAGTAAAGGAAGGTTCGTTGCAGCAGACAGGAAGAAGCACTTACTGGTAAAGAAGCAACACCCTAAGTTAGACATACGCTTTGTCTTCAGTAATAGTAAGGCAAAGATTAACAAGGGTTCTAAGACAACTTATGCTATGGGGTGTGAGAAGAATGGTTTCCAATACGCAGACAAACTCATCCCGAAGGAGTGGTTAAAATGACGGTAGGCAGTACAGCGGTAGTCTTTAGTTGTGGTCACACAGACCCAGACGTAAGCAACGAAAGGTTCGATTGGTTAGGAGAGTTGATATACGACGTTAGACCTGATTATGTCGTAGACTTAGGTGATGGTGCGGATATGCGGTCGTTAAACTCTTACGACACTCGTTATCCAGAAGCTATAGTAAGTCAGTCCTACCAGGATGACATCGAACACTACAACGAGGCAATGAGTCGTCTGAGGGAAAAGCCCAGTATACGAAAATATAAACGACCGTTTTGGGTTGGCTTTGAGGGGAACCATGAGAATAGAATTAAGACTGCTGTTAAGCACGACCCAAGAATAGAGGGGGATAAGTATGGGGTTTCGTTCAAGCACCTACAAACAGACCGCTGGTTCGACGAGTACCACGAATACACTAATAGTGCCCCCACCATTCATAATTACGATGGTGTTGACTACGCTCATTATGTGGGGGCTGGCAATTTTGGTCGTGCCATTAGTGGTGTTCATCATGCTTATGGGTTACTACAAAAGCGCTATCGCTCTTGCACTGTTGGTCACAGTCATAAACGTGACCTTTATTTTAAGGACGATGTTGGCAGCAACGGTGCTATTGGGGCCGT